TTTAGCGGTTATCATTTCAGGCAACACAACATTCAAAATAAATTCGTTATTCATTCTTTTGTTTTTCGGGTTAAATGTTCCGTTTATACCTACGTTTATAAATTTACCTTTTATATTTTCTATTCTTGAAGTGTACATTTGAACCGACGGCGAAGAATATAAACTTTTTAAAGTTTCAACTTCATTCGCGTCGCATTTCGTTTTTAATATCAAACCCCTTGAAGCTTTCTTTCCTATACTTTTTATATTCGAATCAAGTTCACCAACATTTAAAAATTCATTTGAACCTATAAAGTCAATATCTTTTCCTTTAATTTCTTCAGTGAAATATTCGTCAAATAAATAGTGACCATAACTTCCGTCAGAATTAAACCACTTCAACAAAACCCCTGAACATTTCTTTTTTTTCTTCAAGAACAAATTCGTCTTGAAAATTCCGTCTTCATATATTTCAAGGTGATTCAATCCAGTTATTAACGGTAAGAAGTTTGAAGCCGTCCAATTTTCGCCGTTACTTCTGTCAACGTTAAACCTGAAAGAACCGTCTTCAGTCGTCCCCATAATTGGCGAAACGTTAGAAGTCCCGACGTGCTTGACTGTTATTTCTTTACCCCCTGAATGAATAACGCGCTGAATATCGAAATGAAAAGGAAAGCCCTCGAAGTAAGTTAAATAATAATCAATACCGTTTTTTGAATTGCTTAATATTTGAAAAGGATTTGAATAAATAATATCTTCAATCTGTTTTACCGATTTAAAGAATTCATAATTCTTGACAAGTGTTTCGTCTGTCGTTTCATTGAATACTTTTATAGTTATCACCTGAAGCAAATAAAGCCCCGTAATGCTTTTATAATAAGCGTCGTCAAAGAAGTTGCTGTCTTCAAATTCTGAAGCGTTTAAAACCGTTTTCGCAACCTCTTTAATGTTGAACACATATTCGCCGTTTGCGTCTGGAAATAGTACAAACGTCTTCGGGAACAACAAAGCGGGCAAAGCCGAAATTTCAGCTTTAAAATTCCCCGCAAGGTCTGAAGTAAATAAAACGAAAGAATCGTTATAAGCTGGATAAATTCCTAAAGGTTCTTTTATTATTGTTGTAGCCATAATTTAAACGTTTTTTGCAAGAATTTCAAGTTCCGCGTTAATTTCTGTTATTAGTCTGTTCACATTTAAGCGTCCGATTCTGTCAATTATCTTATTTATTCGTGAAGCCGTTATTACTTCTTCGTAAATATTAAACCACTTGCCGCGGTCTGTTCCGCTTTTGTGTATTTTCCTAGCTATGATATAAGCCAAAGAACGAAGCTTCATTTTCTTTTGCCTCGGTCTTATTCCTTTTGTTATTAACCAGCGAAATATTTGTTCGCGAAGTGTAGGTTCGCCCGCTTTCCCTTTCTTTTTCGTTGCACCCCTACCAGCTAAATAAGTATAACCGCGAATTGTCCCCTTGTTTGGTTCATAAACCGCTTCAAGACCTTCGGCAAATTGACCCGAAGCTTTCCGCCCGCTTTTTTCGTAAGCTTCTTTTAAATCAACTAGAATCGCGTCAATTTCTTCTTTTATTATTTCGTCGTCTTTCTTTGACATTATTCGTCAATTGTGATATTATACTCTAAAATTACACCGTCAAAATTATAATCAAACGCGTTCACGAATTCTGTTGTTCGCCACAAATTAAAAAGAACGTCTTGACCGCAACGAATTTCATTTTTTAAAATACCTATAATGTCGTCCATAATAGGCTTAATGTATTTGTCGTAGCGCGCTTGGTAATCTTTTTCGTCAATATCTGAAGAATAACCAATTGTTAAAAATCCTGAATAAACTTTCTTTTCAACTATTCCCATATCATTATGGACGTCGTCAATGACTGGCGGTTCTAAAAACAAATTCGCTTGATTTTCAACTTCAATTTCGTTATAAAGATTGTTAAAATCTTTTCGTCCGTAAACAGAAACCCAACCGTTCGCCGTTGCAATTGCTTCAATTATTTCTTTCATTTTAAGAATTGTTTAATTTTATACCGTCCATTTGTTTAGATAGTTCAGAAGATGTCTTTCTCATTAATAAAACCGTGAACACCGAACTAAATTCTAAATTCATAATCTTTTTATATTTTAATATATCGCCGCCAGACAATGCTTCAAGCGTGTTATTTATTCCAAATTTAGACATTTTTTTATCACCTTCAACCGCTATCCATTTAAAATTGATTTCTGAAGGCGTCAAACTGTTTTCTTCAGCGCGTTTAATTGTTTCAATTTGTTCTTTCACTGAAGCAACCAGACCGAAGAATTTTATAATAGTTAATTGATAAACGCTTCTTCTTATAAGTGCCTTCGGTTTTTTTATTTTAAACCCGAAAACATTCCATTTCTTAAAGCCCTGAACAATTGTGATAATTTTAATAAGTGCCGCGTCGTCGTTTGAAAACAAATTCTTCTTTATGAATTCAACTTCTTTCAACTTTAAATGAAAGACGACCTTGTCCGTTTTGATTGCTTTCATATACTGAAGTGCAACAACGTATTCTTCAATCAAGCTTTTTTCTTGACGAAGGAATTCTTTTAATTTAAAATTTTCAATTATCATTTTGAACTTGTTATGTGATGTGAATTGCAACCTTTACAAAAGTATGTTTGACGCGCCTTTTTTATGAACACGCCTTTCAAATATAAAGGTTTCTTTCTTACTTCTTTTAAAGCTTTCTTCGCTTCTTTCTTTGTTTCGAATTTTCGTTTGTTACATTTTCGCATAATTTTATCTTCTTACTTTGAATCCCGCTGAATTGTTTTCGTTATAATCAAAGAATTTTCGCATAAGCATTAAGTCACGCCAGTCAGGTGAACGCCCTATATCTTCTTTTATTTTTGCTTTCTTTGTCGCCGCTAACTTTTTAAGTATTGCGGGGTTTCTTTCAATCGTTGCAAGTTCTTCAAGAATTTCTTCTTTTTCCGTTGGCGAAACGTCGGCACTTATATTGAATTGTCCTTCGTTTATCTTCTTTGCCAGACCAAACAAACATTGAGTTTGTAAATTTTCATAACTCGGCACTTCTTTTGAACTGTCCGTTACTTTTTCTTTGAAAGGTCTTGCGTTGTTTGTGAATCCTTTTATTCCGCAACTATCAACAACACCACCCCCGACGCCGTCTTCGTCAGCTACACACTGAAATTTTGGTATTTGGTACTTAAACCTTAAAGCTTCAATTGCCGCTTGTATTTCGGTTGTCTTGCTTATTGCAAAGCTTTGTACTTCGATTAAATCCCAACCACGCCAGACACCAATTCGCGCAAAGTCAGAACCGAAGCGCGCAATATCAGCCGTAATATAATACTTGTCGCCCCTTACAATGTGATTGTTTTCAAATACCCCTAGTATTGAATCATAATCACAAAGCGCGTAAGGATTGTCGTCATACTCAAAATTCCCGTGTATCTGTCTTTGTATTGTCACCTTGTCAGCCGTCAACATCATGTCTTTAATCCATTCCTTAACCGCTGGGTTAGGGTTGTCCGTTGGTAATGCTTGAATGAATTTTTTATTTGCCTTTTCCTTCTTGTTTTTCCAAGGCTTATAAAAACGGTCGTAAACGTGTGTCTTATCTGGATTGAAACATTCGAACAATTTTCTTTTTAATCCGTATTTTTCGTTATGTTTCCAGCCAGTACGTTCAAATAACTTGATTATTACACTTCTTGCCGTTTCATTACTTTCGTCAACCGCACATCTTGTCAATTCTAAACCCCCGAATCTTGTATTTAAAGGGTCTGTCGGCTTTGCTTTTGTATCAATTAACCAAACCTTCGACTTGTTTGAAAATTCAATGTAATTGTATTTATTATTATGATTATAATCAACCTTATCCTTTAACCCGTAGAAGTCTAATTGACTGTATAAGGTAACTAAAACCGTCTTTGTCAATGTCGTCAACTCTTTACGACCCAAACCCCAAGCAATCGCGGGATAAGACAAGCAATCAAGAATTATAGCAACCGTTTCAATTAATGTCTTTCCGCTTCTTGCTGCCCCACCGTAACCGACGTTTGTCGTCACGTCGTCATTAAGCAATTCTAAAGTTTTGACTTGCTTTGAAGTCATATAAAAATAAGTCCCGTCTGGGTATTGCCCGACTGGAATTTCTTTATATTGTTTACGCTTGTATAGTTCGATATAAATATTTAATTCAGCCCTATTCATTTTTTGTAAGCCCTTTAACTATTTTAGCCCGTGCAATCAATTCTTCTGTCGTTAAGCTTTCAAGACTTATTTGAGCCGCTTTTTGCCTATTGTCAATTTCATAGAATCCTATATGTTTGTTAATCATTTCAATCGCCCTTTCTTTAGAAACGAAGTGAAGTTCAATGACTTTTGTTTTTTCTAAAAGATTCCCTTTTTGGTCGTAATGACTTTTATTTGTTTGCTTGTATTTAGTGATAAGTCTTTTAATTCCAATCGGCAATTCTTTAACTTGTTCAGGTGTTAAGTCTATTGTTTCAGTAATGTCACTTTGAACCCAGTTCGTAAGTTCTTTCAAAATCCCTTCACGCGTCATTTTTACGAACTTCGAAGCTTCTTCGTGCTTTTCTCTTATGTACTCTTTTATTTCTGGTATAACCGAAATCTTTGAAAAATTAGTCGAAGCCGTGTCGTCTTTTACATTCTTGTAAAATTTCAAATATGCCTGTTTCCCGTTAAAGTCATTGTTGAACCATTCGTCAACAACTTTCTTATACTTCTTCAGGGTGTTCGGCGTTATTTTCGATTTGTTTTTCATTGACTTAAATTTTTATTCGTCTGGGTTTGTTGAATACTTTTCTAAAGGTTTAATGTAAATAGGCGTGAAATACAAATAAGCTTCTTCGTTCCGCCTTTTCGTCAAACCTTTCAAGGCAATTCGCTTGCCGTTTACCGTTGCTTTATTCCAGCGGGAAAATTGAACCTTAATATTTTCGTCTTCTGGGTTTGCGTTCACTTTCTTCAATAATGTCGAAGCCCTAAAATTCGAGCCGCCGACATTGTATATAAATGAAGCCAACGCGTCAAACTGATTTTGATTAACTGAAGAAGAAACTGAATGAACAACTTCTTCTTCAAACTTATTTAAAACGTTTTTAAGCAACTGTGTTGCCCTTTTCCTTGTGATTGGTTCGTCAGTTAGTTTCACGCGACGACCGTCTTCGTAATACGTCGAACCGAATCCAATTGTCGGGACATTTGCTGGACAAAGATACGGGGCATTTCTAAAACCCTCATGTTTCTTTATTATGTCAAGACCTTTCTTTGATGTTTTCATATAACTTTTTTTATAATTAATAATTTAACGGAACGTCAAGCCATCGCGACGCTAAAACCAAAGGTGACGAATTGTATTGTTGACCGCCGCCAAATCTTACAGCTCTTATTGTTCTGTTTTCTGTATCTAAAATAAAAATGTCCATTATTGATTCATTCGTATAAAGTCTAGTTTGACCGTCTGTAAAGAATCCGAAATTGTCCGCTGTGCCTATATCATGAAAACCGTTTTGACTAACCCGTAATTCGTCTTTATGAGCATGTCCATGTACATAAGCTGCAAACCTACCGCCGTCCCCTGTAAAATCATAGTTTACATTATAACTAAATAAACCAGCATGCACCCCATCAACATAAGATTCGTTACCAGAAGTTTTATTTACGTATGCGTTGACTATATTATCAAGTGAATCTTTTACCCCTACTGACAAATAAGTACTCAACGGCGCGTCTAAATTATCATAAACTCTATCATGTATCGATATAATAACAGTCCATGTATCGTTTGGAGTTATTAACGCAGTATTAGCAATCCAACTCAATTGTGTTTCTGAAATGTTATTCGTTCCTTCGTCCGCGAAATCATTAACGCCCGCTGTTGCCGTATATGGTATATCTACCACATCCACAACAACAACCCTGACTTTGTTACCTGAAAAATCACGATATCCGTAACAAGTTCCAGCACCACCGCTGACCCAACCCGCCCACTTAGCCGCTAACGGGTCAAAAATATATTGTTTTTGTTCTGACTTATTAATTGTCCTTGCTTCTTCTTTTGTTTGTGAATTATCATCGTGATTCCCTATAGTTGCAATCACTGGCTTTGATGCGTAATCAGTGTATATACTCGCTAGCTTTTGAAGCTTGATTATTTCTTCCGCTTTTGTTTGAGTTCCAGACAAAAGATTGTCGCCCCCGTCTAATATGCATTGAAGAAATGAATTGAAATTTGGATGTGACGAAAACCTAAGATTTTTTAAAGCTTTGTCTGTTGCTGTATGACCGTCTGTATTAAACGCCATTATAAAATTGTTTTGACCGCTTAAATTACGCATATATGTATCTGTTAATCTTTTTTGATTATCAATATGTGTTTGTGTTTCTGTGTTTAAATATTTCTTTTCCCAAAGAATATTCCACAAACCGCCCGTTATACCATCGTTTGCCAAGTAATATAATAATGATATATATTTAAACGCTGAACCTCTAAAAGCTGCATCTGTTACAGTTAAAAACGTATCTGTTGATAAGTCCAAAACTAGATGGTTGTCATGTGCAATTGTGAATTCTAAAGGTGACGATACTGTTACGTTTCTAGATTCAAAACTTGTTTTAAACTGATAAGAAGAATTCGCCATTCTTATAATATTTATTGCTGGAAATGTTACAGCGTCAAATGTTATATAACTGGGTGCTCTTAACTCATTCTTTTTTAGTTCTACTTGTGTAGAATATTCATGTTGTAAATGACCACCTTCACCGCTAAAAGAAAGTAATGGTATGTGTATTTTTTCATCAAAATTAGTTGTTCTATTAACTACCCTTAAAGCATCATTACCCGTTAAGGTTATATCTAACACTAACAAAGCATGAACCCCCATAGTAAGACCCGATTTTCCGTTTATTACTTTACTTATTGGATTAGTACTCGCACCGTTTTGCACCCTGTTATAATATGCTGTTATTGTTCCGTTGTTAAAAGTAATTTCGCCAGCCTTTCCAAGTATTGAAAATTCAATCACCCCGCCGTTGTCAATTAATACGTCTGAAAACGCGCCTTGATTTCTATTCCTTAAATCTTCTCTATTGGATAAAAATTCTGTATAAAACGACATTAACACACCGCCGATAAATTGCGTACTGTAAAAGAATAATAAATTAATATGCTCTTTTGCATCAAAAAATCCTTGCGCTATAATTTTTACTGTGTTATCTGAAAAATCAAATACCAAGTAATTGTTTGAAGTCATTACAAATTCAGTATCATTTTCGTAATTCCATGTAAACTGCGAAGAACCAAATCTGAATTCTAAATTACCCCCAGAAGTAGCTTTAAATCTTACTATATTTTCATTATCATTATCAAACTCTAAAAAAGCGTTTGTTCCGTATATTTTAATGACTGGGTTATTTTTATTTGTTTCATCAAGTACCCAATCACCTATAGCTTTCATGCTTCCCGCATCGCTATTGTTGGTTATATCAAAAACCGTTTCTACTAAAGCCGCATCTTTTATATATGCCGCACCATCCCAGTGATAATAACCGTTATTAGAACTGCTTACAGTGTCATTTGTTACTTTATAACTTGTTAATAGCGTTCCTGTAGCTGGAAGATTTGAAAATTCAGCGTAAGTTTCCACGCCTGTAATTTGATTGTTTTCTAAGTTTGAAATTCTTGTTTCTGAATTAACCGCTTCTAATTCTGAAACTCTATTTTGCAATAGCTGAATATCAAAATCAGAAATAACAGAAATAACAACGTCTAAAATCGCCGCCATTGTTAAAGTTTGCGAACCATAAACGACGCCGTCAATTTGATACTGGTCGTATCTTATTGAATTCTGAATCTGTTGTCTTGTGTCGTATATACTATAAATTGCAATCCCTTCTGAACCACTTTTTAAAGGTTGGTAAATCTTTGCAAACGGAATACCGTTCAATTCGAAATCCTTATCAGTAATTGTGTTTATAATAACCATCTTTTTGAAGCTTTTGTTTTTAAATATTATCGGCGTCTTTGCCGTTTTTTATTACACTTATAAGTTTCATAATTTGCTTATGAAGACCGTCCTTAATTGCTTGCAAAAGCATGGTAATATAATCTTCGTTTTTAACTTCTTCTTTTGTCTTTATGCTGATTATGTTCGTCACTATCGAAATACCTTCGGAAACAACAATTATATTCATTACTGCAACAACAAAATAATAAAAGTCAAACGTCAAAGCTTTTGCCATTAAAGCTATAATCATAGGAACACCAAGAAGCGACAACTTTGTCACTATACCCCACAATAAAACTGTTAAACTTACTTTCTTTTTTAATCTTAAAGCTTTAATGATACCGAACACCGTGTCGATTGCCATTAAAACAAATAAGATTTTCACAACATCTGTCTTCATACCTAAAAATATAAAAATTAAATAAGCGAAGTCTTTCAGGTTTTTATATATATTTTCCATTTAAAAGAGTTTTAATCCTATGCCGAAGTTAATATTCTGTTTATTGTCGAAGCCGACTGAAATTGTTCTTTTTCTATTTACAAGCTGCAATCTTAACCCGTAGGTCTGAACCTGAAATTCTTCTTTCATTGGCAACGCAACAAACCCGCCTAAAAATAACGACGGCTTCACCTTGTTTGACTTCACTTTCATTCTTTGCGGCTTCGTCTTATAATGCAAGCTTTGACTTGTTAAAGTTCCTATTACCTGACTTGTTACCGTTATCACCTGAACACTGTCTTCGAACTTTTCCTTGTAAGACTTTTCAGTTATCGCTTCTTTATACAAAGTAAACCGAAGAAGGCTGTCGTTCGCCCTCATAGCTTTTTCATATTTCTTCAACAATTCTTTATTTACTGGATTCTCAACTTCAACAACTTTCAAAACTTCCTTTTTTGTAATTGAATCTTTGTAAATAGTCTTGAACCTCACTTCAGGAACAAGGTCGTTTTTTTCAAAAGTGTTTTCAACCGAAGGAATTTTCACTTCGATTTCTTCTGACTTTCCTATCATAAGAATATAAACCACAAGCGCGGCAATAATTAAGTAGGGAATGTTTTTTTTGTTTAAAATTATACTAATCATTTTTATTATTTTATTGATTAAAAATTCGGTTGCCCTATTGCTTGCAAATACGCAAGACTGAATTCGGTTTCGTCAATTAGTTCAATATCAAAAGTACCCCATAAACCCATATCAGTTGAAACTTCGCTTGCTCTTAATTTAATATCTGTCAATGAAGGAATAGGGTCTGGAAAGCTTCGTACATCTATATAATTACTGTTCCCGTTAGATAAAAGAGTCACCGATTTTTTAATTGTGAAAACTTTCCCGAATCTTCGGCTTTCATAATGACAATGCGCGAATTCTTGCGTTGATACGCCGCCGCTTGTTAATTGAATACCTAATTCGCCGCGCCACAAAAACCCGACTTTTCCTTTCGGTATTGTGTAAAGTGCCATTAATGTTTGATTGTGACCGTTATCAATTACCGCCCTAATATCAGCCGTAATAGGAACGTCTATAATTCCGATATAACATTGAACAAGCCCCGTAATCCCAAAATTACTATCATTAGTCATTCTGTAAACCCTCCATAATGGTACAGTAAGCGCAACCCTTGTTGTCCCCGTTAATGTAATAGTTTGTTCAACTTCGTCGCCGTTTATATCTAATCCCTGAATTATTATTTCATTTGTATCGGCTGCATTATCAGACACCAAAGAAACGATAGGGGCTGAACCGTCGGCGTCATAAATATAAACCCCGCCATTTTCCCAGATATCTTCTGGGTCTGTTCCTTCTGTAACACTGTGATTTATTCCGAATTTATCAACAATCGAATGACCTGAAACCTTTCCTTGTTGAACCGCCAACCTATAAGGCGTCACCGCTTGACCTAATGATTCAAGAACACCTAAATAAACAAGAAGCTTACTTAAACCGTCCCAGCTTGTAACGTCTGTAACTTCTGAATAATGTCTTGAAGAAATTAATTTTTTACCGTCAAAAATACTGAATAAACTGAAGTTTCGACCCGCTGGCGTGTCGTCTGTCAAGTCACCGTCATATTTTAAAGTGAAATGACCTTTCGGGTAATCAATACCGTTGAACTTGAAAAACCCTGAATTTTCGCTTATTGAAAGTGTTATGTTTGCCATTTTTTAAAGTTTTGAAAATCGTTGAATATTGAAACCCGTGTTCGCTTTTTTGTTTTTGCAATACCTTGAAAAAAGTTCGGGCTTACTTAATATATATTTTTCAATCGTTCTGAATTTAATACTTGCGTCAATCTGGGCTTGTTTCGAAAGGTCTTTTAACGTTAATCGTTCAACCCCTTCAGAATCATTCGTAAACTTCTTTTGCGCCCCGAACGGCGTTAAATTTACGTTTATCATATATATATGACGCGCATAAACATAATCGCTTAAAAGGGCTTTAATCCCTCTATGAATAAAATCTTCGTCGCAATAAGTAAATTCTGAACCGTCCATTAATTCGGCGTAAGTTAATTCGTCTTTGTTCTTCAGGACGTCGAAATAAAAGCCGCCTAAAATATCGTACAAGTCAGATTCTTGTGCAAGGTCAATATTTTCGTTTATCTTGTCTTCGTCGTGCTTCTTTCCAATATCACGAAAGCTTGCAAATTCTAATACTGTTATTATTCTAGTCATTTTCACCAGTTTTTAAAGGTTCTTTCGTTTTAGGGTCGCCCAACATATCCGAAGCCGCGTCTTCTTCGAAATCGAAAATATTTACAATCATTGCAATTCCCGCTTCTTTTGTTGTAGTTCCAACCGAAACACTTTGTTGAATAGCAATTAAAGCAGTAACACATTCAGCCGAACCGCGAAATTTCGCTTTTGCTTCAGCGTTCAATTGTTCTGGCGTTTTTTCAGTAACTTCTTTTACGTCTTCAGCTTTTTCTTTGAAAGGGTTTATTATTTCAAGGTTTTCAATTGGTTCTTTGAAATCCTTCATAATCATAACGAATACTTCTTCAAGTTGATTTCTGTCTTCTTCGCGGCTTTCCCAAAGCTGAATTTTTGCTTCGCGTAGTTTCCCGCCAGAATCACCAAACGAACCACTGTCAGAAGTATCGACTAAAATCAAAGGAACAGACCAAGCTTTCGTAATATTCTTTTCAGCTTGCGTGTCTGAATATTGAAAAAGTTTATCGTTGTAAGGGCTTGAAAGGTCGTCAATCTTTATTTGCTTTGAAAGGTCGTCGGTTTGTTGTGAAGCTTCAAGAATTATCACTTCACTTGAATTTTCAGCACCTCGAACGTCGTTCAATTCCTCTTTAAAATTTTTGAAAGTAGCGTCGTCTTTAAAAGGTTGCGTCGAAAGTAATTTTGTATTCAAGAAACCTTTTGCGGCCCCGCGACTTCTGAAGCTTTGTGAATTACCTTCAAGAAGCGGTTCTTGAATTACTGGGTGCAAATCTGACAAACTATAAAGAAAAGCCGAATCTTTTTGAATGTGAATCAATTGACCGTTATAACTAAGAATTCCGCCTGAAGATTCAATCTGTTTTTTAATAACTTCTTTATTACTACTGAACCTATGAATATAATTAAATTCTTTTGATTGAATTCTTTTATATTTTTTCTTATCCCAGTTATCATATATTAAAAATTTACCCGAATAACCTTTGTCGTCAGCTTTTCCAATCCTAACAAAAGTAACAGGAACAACAACAATACTTTTGAAGTTCAAGTCAGCGTCATATCCTACTTGTAAATAACAATTATTATGTTTCGCGTATTCACGGGCGGCAATCCTTAAAACCTCGTTTAAGGTTTGCCCCTTGCTATTCACTACAACTTTACCAAGTTCACCAAAAGAACCGCCGTATATTGCTTTTGCGACCCTATCGACGCAAGTCTTTGACGTTACCGACAAATTGATTAACGCTTCAATCATTGAAGGATAAGCGTTGTCTAATCCGAAGTTAAAACATTCGTTTCGTCTGTCTTTTTTAACGTCAATAATTGTGCTAGAAACTTGGTTGAAGTGTAGCTTCATAATAATTTAGTTATTTATTTTAAGTTTAAAACTTGCCCGACAAAATCCTTAATTGAAGTAGCTTTTATTTCTGGGTATTTTTCACGAAGTTCAGAAAGCTTCATTTTTAAAAGTTCGTTTTTTCTTCCTTTTAAAGCTTCAGCCGCAAGACGCGTTTCTTTTTCTTCTTCAGTTTCGTCTTCATTCTTTACAACCTTCAAAACTTTTTCTTCTTTCTTCGCTCCTTTTTCTTTCTTTGCTTTTTCAGCAATCGCAAGTTCAGCTTCAATCGCAAGACGCGTTTCTTTCTGGTCTTCAGTTTCCGCTTCACCTTTTATTAACTTCTTCCAATTCTTCGGAAACACTTTGAAAAGTTCAATTCTTTTCGGGTTTTCTTTCAGAAATTCAATCGCTTTCGCGTCGGTCATTGTACTATTTGAAATCGTTACTTTGTCGCCTTTCTTATTCTTGTACTGGGCGCGTTCTTTTTTAAATGAAAATACAGTCATTTTGTAAATGTTTTTAAGGCTTAAAATCATATAAGCAATATCTGAAGGACAAGTTCGACAAACTTTTCGACCCGTCTTTTCAAGATAATCTTTTGCAAGAACGTCAAGGTTCTTTTTTATTACTTCGTCCGTTCCTTTTAAAATTTTAAGCATAGTTAATTATTTTTTTAATGATTCTAAAAAAGCGAAATCAGTTTCACCCTATTCGCTTTTAAATTTTTAGTAAGATTATTCTTACACTTGAACGAATAAAGAATCGTAAGTTGCTTTACTTGTTACGTAATCAGTTTCAAGAAAAATGTTATAAGGATATTGTTCAACGTCACCTTCTTCAGTCGTTAAAGTGAATAAACCAGCACCCGAATTTTCAGTCGTGTTGAAAGTCATTTCTGACAATTTCATACTTCTACCCCAGCCAGCAACTTTGAAAGCTTCAACGTTTAACGCTCCTTTATACTTTGTTTCATATACCATTATGAAACGCCCGTTCTTCAATTCATTTGCTCTTTCAGCACTTGACGCGCTTGAATTTGCTAATCTTGTTAAGAAGTTATGAATGAACCCGTCAACGTCTTCCGTAGAAGGCGCAAATGCTGAATTAGCTGAAGCAAGGTCTTTATACCATTCAACCGCATAACCAGTTTTCCCAGCCTTCAACACAAGGTCTGTAATCGTAGCCCCTACAATTGTCGAAGCCGTGAAGTCAATATCATCATAATTTATGATAACACCTTTCCCGCCTTCAACGCCTTTCTTCGGCGCGTCTGAACAATTGAAAAGTAAGTCGTCACTTATTAATTTTATACAATCCATTTTTTAAAGTTTTACAGAAGGGGCTTAATATTATTAAACCCCCTTTGAATTAATAATTCCGTTATACCGCAAGGGTAAATTCAACGATTTCTTCAGGGAATTTGATTTGCGTACCTAATTTATAAGCAACATCAAATTTAACTACTTTGTCGTCCCTTGAATACCAAAGTTCAAATTCTTCTTCTTCGTTTTCTAAATCTGTTCCAATTACAAAACCACCTTCAGAACCAATTCGTCCAGCCGCCATTCTATCAGTTCCAGTCAAACCACCTAAAGCCATAGCCTTCACGCTTGTCGCTGGAATTACGATTTCCATTTTTGTATTTGAAGCGTCATAGTGAAATAAGTTTGCAGCCGCTAAAGCTAAAACGTAAGTTCTGAACGTATCTGAACCCATTAAGACCGCAAGGTCTGAAACTTGTTCGTCGCCGTCTTCGGCTTCTAATAATTCAGAAGGAATCGCAGCGTACATGTCGTTCACTAATCCTATCACGTTAGCTGGCGTTATAGCCGTCGCCGCTGAAGTATTCCCAGTTATAACCGCACCTTCAGCGTCAATGATTTTAAGTAAACCATCAAAACGCGCTAAATTCACATTTCCTGAACCCGTGTCACCTTGCCATATTGCGACCTCATTTACATGCATTATTTTTTTCACTTTCAATTCAGTGTATTCTTGTTCAAAAGGAATTTCGTCGTCTTTTGAACCAGCTTTCACTTGATGTTGTGTGTACTTCTTGTTTAATTTTTTAATACACAAATCTTCTTCAACTTTAATTTCGCCAACTGTTAAA